CTATAGGTTATTGATGGCTTTTTCGTAATATAAAACAGCCTCTTTTTCTTTGTCTTTGGATAGGTGACTGTATTTGTCCATGGTCATGGCTAGAGTTGCATGACCCAAGCGATATTGTAATTCTTTATAACTGATACCCGCGTTCAGCAGTAAACTAGCGTGAGTATGGCGGAAGGCATGAAAGGTAAAGCGAGGGCATCCGCATTCTTTCAGTCGCCTAGTTAGAGCACCCTGCCTTATTGTCATGTCTTGGTATTCCCTTGTAGGCGTTGCAAATACCACAAGCGGAGCACTCTCTCCGATTTCAAGATATAACAATCTTTGCCTATTCTTGTATAGCCGTAGCATATTGCAAGTCTTTTTATCAATGCTGATTACTCTGATACCTGCTTTACTCTTTGGAGTGCCTACCAGGTCAACGAATTTACTGTAATTCTTGTTTATGCTGACTGTACCATTTTCCAGATCAATGTCAGACCATTCTAAAGCTACCGCTTCACCAAAACGACAACCAGTTGCCAGTAATAAGCTATATAAAACAAAGTCAAAATAATAAACATAGCCATCAACGGATCTTTTTTCCATATGGCACATGAACTTCTTTATGTGTTCGGGTGCTATAAATTTAATAGCCTTGTCTTCACGCTTTCGAGCCTTTGGCATGATGACTTCTCTAGCTGGATTGAAAGGCAAGAGCTGGAGCGATACACCATACTGCAAAATCCTACGATTTAAAGAATGGACGTTGCCAAAATGAACAAAAGTTTCTGAGAGTTTATTGAGATGTCTTTGTATTTGGGGCAGAGTTATCTTATCAAGCTTCATAGATCCAAATTCTGATATCAGATGATTATGGACAATTCTTTTTGTCAGTAGAAAACTTTGGGGCTTTACTGTTAATCTATAATTGTCTAACCATAACTCAGCCAATTCTTGATAGGTTTTTACCTCTACTTTCTTTTTGACGGTTGACCCATTTTTGACAAACTCAATAGGTGCATATTTTGCTTTCTGCTTCACCTCTTTCTTTGTCCTACCCGTCACGCTGGTTTTTACCTTTTTGCCAGTAATGACATCTACCCCCAGATAGACATTGGCACGGTAAACAATGCTACCGTCTTTTTTTATTGCTTCAGTAATTTTCATGATCATAAACCTTTCTATCATCAGCAGGCAAGCGATTAAAAGGGATTTAGGTTTATTTCATGCTGAGCGTTACGAGAACGCCCCTATTTTCGTTTATATTGTGAAAGATGGGTAAAAGTTATTGATTTAAAATAAAGGGGCTAAAAAAGAGTTTTAGGAGCTTTTTTGAATTGTCAACTCCTTAATTTTTAAAATCTTGGGAAAAGTGGCAGAGATTTTTTCTTGACTAAAGTTGATAATAGTTATAAAATAATAGTCAAGAAAGTGTCTTTTTCTAAAATTAATTTAGAACCTGCCTTCCTGTCCAGCCTTGGCGATAGTTTTCTGCTTCCTGTTGCAGTCCTCTATCGTTTTTTTATTGCTCAAAATCGCCATTTACTAGCAAGTCATAAGCTAGTAATAGTCGCCTTTGGGCTGAAATTTCAGGTGCGTTGTTAAAGTAGTTGTCTCTCAATACTGGTAGGACATCGCTGTTGATATAGTCTAAGATCTCATTTGGAGAGAATTTCTTTATATTGTAAGCGATTAATTCTAATTTTCTAGTATTAGGTGCTGACAGTTCTAAGATACTTGCTAGAGTATCGTAATCTTTCTTATTGGATTTAGGCACGCTATCAATTAAACTTTGTAAATGTCCCATGACAGATATTCTTGTATTTAGTTTAAGCTTTTGCTTTTTAGATAAAAATTCATATTTACTAAAATCAACATCTTTGAGATATTTCACAAAAGGTATTCTGGCTTGGGTATTTTCATTTGCAATAAAACGTAGCGCAACTTCAGGTAAGAAAGTTCCGCCATCATTAAAGTAGTCCTCAACATAGTCTACATAACTAGGGTTTACAAACATATTCTTTTTATCACCCAAAGCGACGACAATTCGGCGCTTTTTAATATCTTCTGGCAATGTATCAAGATTTTGTGAGCTAACAAGAAAACTATCTAGCTTTCCCACTTCCCCAGCTGTCACTACAATTGTTTTTACTGTTGCTTCAAACCTACTAACTTCATAAGGTGTCAAACCTTGGTCAATTTTTCCTATTTCCTGGAAAAGTTTCTTGTAATTGTCTGTTTTTAAGATAGAGTGGGAAATATTTAGTGTAGGGTTATTTATAATTTGTTCAATAAACTCATCTGTATCTGGCTGAAACTCAACTACAGTAATGCGGTTAGTGTTTTTTCTCAAATCTTCATTAGGCAATTGAGAAGCAAAGTCTGTTAGTAGCTTTTGAACATTCCTATCAGTTAGAGAATACCCAATAAAAATAATAGGAGAATGGATAAGGTTTGAAAGGATTTTTGCACTGATTAAGATTGAATTGTTATCGTAAACTTTATAATCATCTTCTGTTATGACTATACTTGATGGATCGTATACATCACCATGAATCTTGAATAATTCCGACCAGTTATAAGTCTCATCAAAAAAGCCTTTTTGTCCAACATATACCGTTGGTTTTTGGTCAATAGAATCTAGTAAATCTTCTGTCAATGTATCATAATTAGTAGTGACGATAACTTTTGCTTTTGATAGAAATGTTTTATATTCCTCAATTTCTTCTCTCATATCTTCCTTGATTTTATAATTAGAAAATCTTTTAGTGATGGAATAGTTAAAGGGAGAAACTTTATCAAGGTAAGCTTCTTTTTCAGTAAGTCCTTCTAGAGTAATTTTACCGCTATAAAACAAATCATCATAGCGTTGTTTTATATAGGTTGCCGTTTTAACGTTAATTAGGAAATCTTTCTTATCCTCAGTAGAATTTCTTACATCTTCATCAGTTTGTTCTAGATTCCTCATAAATTGAAAGATACTGTTTTTTTCACCAATTAGTTCCCAGTATTCTTGGAGAAGATTTGTCCAAGTAGGAAAGTCTTCCAAGTATCTTTTGGAAATTCCAGAACCGATAAAAACTATAGGATAACTATTATTTTCAATAATATCTTTGATCACTTTATAGACCTCCTAACTAGACTTAACTAGTTTTTATAATTCAATTATTTTCAGCCCTTTCTTTTAGAGTTAGGGCTTTTTTGGTGCTGAGATTGCTATTATAAGAGCGGTTTAGATTATAATCAATCAATATTCCTGTCAGATAGTTTTTGAATGAGGTCAAAAGCTATTTCTTTGTCCACTTCATCTAACAGTAAGTAATTGATTAGAAGGTCAGCCTCATTTGTGTTGTCTTCTTTGTCGAAATCTATTAGCCCCTTCAGGTAAATCATAAAACTAGGGTGGTGAACAATATTTAAAGCTAATTTTTCAAATTTTTTTGGATTGTTTAAATGCTTTTCTAAAACAGTATAAGCTTCCTTTTGTAATTCTAGATTTTCTTTAAAAGTTTCATCATTCAATAAGTCATATAGAGCTTTAACGTTCTCTATATTTGGTTCGATTACTTTCTCAACAATATTGCTTATATCGAGTCCTTTTTTTTGCAATATCAAATAGGTATCAAATGAAATGCCTGTCTTATTGATTCCACGTTGATTGTATTCTATCCAAATCTTTTCTTCTCTAGGCGTGTAAGTCTCATACGGATATGGAGGTACATCTTCTTTAATATTGAGTAACTCAGCAACGCTTACATCAAAAATTTTTGCTAAACTCTCCCAAACTTTTTGATTTCTGGGAGAACGTTCCCCTTTTTCATAATAATTTAGCTGACTAGGAGATACTGAAATATCATATTCATCTTCTAATTGTCTACTTAATTTTGAAAGCGAAATCCCTTGATTCGTCCGTAATTGATTAAGTTTATTCCGTACATCAGTCATATATTTAACTACCTTTCGGGACTAAGTATAGCATCATTTAGAAAAATGGTAAAGAAAAAACATTCTCAAAAAAAGAATAAAAAGGCTTGACATTCTCAGAAAGAGAACTTATAATTATTTTGTTCTCAATTTGAGAAAGGAGGATTAAAATGATAATAACCGAGAAACACGCCGAAAAAGTGCGAGAGAAACGCGGAAAACTAGCACTAACAAAAATTAGACTTGCAAAAAAATTAGCAATTTCAACAAAAACATTAGTGAAAGTTGAAAAAGGAAACTATGACGCTCCACGTCGCATCTACGAGAGTGTTATCAATTGGCTTATTGAAGATTTATAATCTAGCAATTACTTGCCAAAAGCTTTTACTTGCTACCTAAGGCAGTATCAAGAGGTTTGTTGCTTTTTCTCCTTATTTGTTCAAACCCTCCTTGGTACTGCTCTAGGTGGCAAGTACAGAAAAATACACAGAAAGGAAAACTATGGAACTAGTTTACATGGACGGACGGAAAGAGCCGTATACACTTAGTAGCGTTGTAGCAGAATGTGCCAACATCAGCCATCACGCAGTACAGGAACATATCAGAAAGCAGAAAGAAAGGCTTGAACGTTATGGAAAGGTCTCATTTCAAATGCGACCTTTACCGAGTGGGCAACAGGCAAAAGATTACATCTTAAACGAACAACAAGCAACATTGTTGATCACGTTCTTAAAGAATACCGAGCAAGTCGCAAATTTTAAAGAAAAACTAGTCAAGGCATTCTTTGAAATGCGGGACGAGCTGGCAAACTTCAAGATCCAGCGTGCCTTAGAAAAGCCAAGGCGAAAAAACTTACTTGAAGCAATCAAGAACTGGGAGAATGCACCCAAACAAGCCTATGCCTCTGTAAACAATCTGTTGCTAAAGGCAGTAACTGGAATGAACGCCAAGCAGTTGAAAAATAAGCGTGGCGGACACAACGGCATAGATAGCTTGACAAGTGATGAACTGACAAACTACCAGGCTTTTGAAGATATAGCGATAGCTCTGATTAACGTGAATATGCAATACGCTGACATTCGAGAGTTAATCATGAAAAATCAAAAACTATCTGCAGGATAGGAGGGGAATGAAATGGCATACCTGCCAGAAGAACGGGAAACAGTCATCAACTATGATGAGCTAGAAGATGCCTGGACATTTGAAACCAGTGTCCGCAGGCACATTACCAAGATTGAAAAGCGTATCGAACTATACGACATTCTTTCAGAGGAAATCGACGAACGAGGGCGACGAGTGTATCTCAGAGTAAAAATGAAAAACGGAACAGTCAGCCCTTTTGCAAAACCTCCAAGAAAGAAAATGTCATGAAATCAATTCTACGACACAGGAGAGTATTAAGAACACACTTCTGACAACTTGAAATGTCTTTCTAGGGTAAATATACCACCCCACTACCTCATTTCTTCAAAATGAAGATAATATGCGTTAAAAATGAAAGGAGGCAAACCATAGGCGGACTAATCTATTTAACACTAAAAAAGACCGCTAAAAAACTAGCGGACTTAATAGAAACGTTATTTGAGTAAAAGAAAAGCCCAAAGTTTGACGACCGACAGGCTTTTCCAAAACATTACTAAACAAACATTTAATCAGCAGGCAAGCGATTAAAAGGGATTTAGTAAACAAATCTGAAATGATTATACCACAGAAACGTGGAATGTGCTAGCAAGCAGAGGGCGACTCTTAAAAATGCAGAGAAAACAAAAGAACGAAGTAGATACTATAACTAGGAGGCTATCCATGGAAGACAAACTTGCCAAATTTATCAAACAAAATCCCGAACTTTACTCACTAATCATGAACTATCTTGAAGGGAATATCCCAAAGGAAGAAGTCGATAGATTTTTAGCCATGGACGAAGAAGACCGTAAGGAGTGGGTTATGAAACAAATGGAGATGTACTCATAATATACACGAATGGAGAAAAACGATGACTGAAACAACTTTACCCAATCATTTATACAAGGTATTCAAGTTAATTCCCTTAGGTATGGCCCTGCCAATATCCGCTACGGACCTGGCTCTTCACACGCATTCAGATGTTCGGACAGTACGGGAGAACATCCGTAAACTGATAATTGACTATGACATTCCTATTTGTGGCAACCGCGACACTCATGGGGGCTACTATATCCCGCAAAATGATACCGAACGACTTGCTGGGGTATTGCCACTTCAACGGCAACAGAACGAAGAATACAAACGCATCAATGCTTTGTTGAATGCAGACCTGAACGATTGGAGGAAATATCGAAATGTTTAGCTTAAGCAAAGAAAGCGAGCAGGATCTAACTCATGGCTTGCTGGATATTGTCCGAAAGTACCTGGAAGGACATGAGAAGGTCAAACCAAGGGTACTTGGACTAATGACCGCCGAACAGTTGAAAGATGAGCTGGACATAGAATACAAGACTTTGCAACGGTGGGAGAAGAACGGGCTGAGACGCTACCAACCACCAGTAGAGGACACTAGAAAAATCTATTATCGAGTTAGTGATATTTTGATATTTTTGGGGGTTGAGAATGGCAGATAATAAAAAGTATTACTACTTAAAGCTGAAAGACAATTTCTTTGAAAGTGATGAGGCAATCATCCTGGAAAGTATGCCTGATGGCTATATTTATAGCAATATCCTTTTGAAATTGTATCTACGCAGTCTTAAAAATAACGGACTGCTGATGTTTAATGACTTAATCCCTTATAACGCTCAAATGCTTGCAACAATCACACGGCATCATGTAGGGGTTATTGAGAAAGCAATACAGATTTTCCAGCAACTACGCTTGATTGAGATTTTGGATAACGGTGCAATCTATATGACCAATATTCAAAATTTTGTAGGAAAATCAAGCACAGATGCTGATAGAAAACGAGCAGAATATAACAAAATAAAGCGAGTTGGAGAAATCTCCACCATAGAAATGGACAAAACTCCACCAGAGATAGAGATAGAGATAGAGAAAGATATAAATAAAGATATAAAGTTAAATATAAATAAAGATATATATTCCGAATTGGACAATTCGGCAGAACAAAGTTCTGAATATATTTTTCCAAATTGGCTGAATCAATCATCTATCGAAGAATTAAGAAAGACCAATCCCAAAAATTACCCCATTTACATACCGATCCAGTATCTCAACCAAGAAACAGGACACACTTATAAATTTATAGCTACTCACACCAAATTCATTCAAGCTAGATACAAAGATGGCTACACCCTTGAGGACTTCAAGAAAGTTATAGATACCAAGGTAGCCCAGTGGAAGAATAATACCGAAATGGCAAAATACTTACGACCAAAGACCTTATTTTCTCCTAGCAACTTTGACAGCTACTTGAACGAAGTTCCAAAACAGAGCCAACCAGGTAACAATGACAATCACCCACCACTACCATTCTAGGAGGTAAACCAATGGATTTATTAGACCGAAGAAAAATACTTGAAGAATGTTGCTCCAAACACGGAACACAGCTCTGGCAAATCCAATTCCCAGACAGAGAAACCAAGGAACTGAAAACAAGCATATTCTGCCCAAGCTGTACGCAGGAGGATATTGTATTACATGAAGAAGAAATACTTCTAGAGGCACGTAACCAACAAGCCTATGTGGCAACCTATGATGTTCTAATGCGTGATAGCCTTGTGCCAACCGAACTGAAAGAAGCTAGTTTTGAAAACTTCAGAGCTGATACTGCTGAAGAAAAGCAGATGTTAGAATTTGCTAAAAATCAAGTTGAGAAGTACAAACAAGGCATGACGGGCAACACGCTTATCACTGGTCAGACAGGTATCGGAAAAAGCCACTTGTCTTTCGCTATGGCTAAAGCCTTGAACGAGCATTCCAAGGAGATAGGCAAGCCCAAGAGCGTGTTATTCGTTAGTTTGACTGAAATCATTAAGCAGATTAAAAACGGCTGGAACTACGGCAAAGGGGCAAACCTGACAGAGTTTGATGCCGTTGAGCAATTGACAAAGGTTGATTTTCTCATCTTGGACGATTTGGGGGCAAAGAATGCGACTGTTGCTCCTAAAAGCGACTGGGAGCAAGATTTTCTATTTGACATTCTCAACAACCGAGAAACCACGATCATCAACACAAATCTGAATAGCCAGGAAATCAAGACCGTTTACAATGCACGAAATGCGAGCCGAATTTTCAAAGGACTAGAAGGGAACTCATTCAAGGCCTTCAGCATTTCAGACAAACGCTACACCATAAACAAATTTAAGCAAGGAGAGACAACATCATGACCGAACAAGAAATTTTTGACCAGGCAGAAAAAGAGCTGGAGGAGTTAAACCAGCAACGAGCCGAATTCATGACTATGGATTTTGAAGAACTCAATGAAGCCGATTATATAAACTTTTTGACCATTGGAAGCCAAATTTTTGCCGAAGACACTACTTTGAATGTGTACGAACTCTACAAGCATCCAGATACCCGAGCCAAATGCTTTGCAACCATTGCCAAAATTGCTTATCACGTCAATAATATGTTCCAGACTGCAGACCGCATGGAAGCAATGATTGACAGCCTGGAACAACATTTTCAAAATACCGTCAAGAAGCTGGTACATCAAACGGACAGCGACAAATTGGCAGAGCTCCTACTTGAAATCAAGAAGGACAATCCGAATATGACGGCAGAGCAGGAAAACCAATTTATCCGAGATGTAGCGGTTAGTGGATTGTTGACAAAGGAAAATTAGAGTATGAAACCAAAAAATCATACTGAGGCGACTAGAAATTACTTAGAATACGAGCTAGAAGAAAAATACTTAAACATCAACAGACTCATTCAAAAGAGAAAAACAGATCTACTGCAGGGATACGAAGCCAAACAGATGAATATGAAACAGTTTGATACATCGAAAATAAAAAGCAGATCGCATTTCAACCACGCAGAAAACATGGCACTTGAGTTTTCTAGCGATATCGTTATTCAAAAGTTAGAAGAGTTTCAAAAATGTATCGATGAGTTATTAAAAAAACTAGAGCCAGATGACCGTGTAATCTTTGAACTACGGTGGGGACACCCAAAAAGAGATTGGGACGAGATTTATCACACTATGCAACTTGGAAAGACTGGATATCTATACAAGAAAAAATCTTCCATCCTAAAACGGCGAGAGATAATTCTGGATAGCGTTGCTCATCTTCTGGGGTATCTTTAGTATTGATTTATTTCAACTATCCATAACGAGATATTTTCTAGTTGATTTTTAATAACTATCTTAAAGCCTTGATATAACTCATTTTGGGAGGTGATGCAAAACTGGATACAATGTAAGATATGACTAATTCAAAAGGAAGGAGGTAACAATATGAACAGGCAAAACGAATCTGAATACTTGGTTAGCGATCGATTTTTTATGAGCCGTGAAAACAGAATGAGACTCATCGCTAAATGTAAAAAAGTTCCTGACTCTCTCAAGCAAAGAAAAAAGGAAATATTGGAAAAATATGGCCTACACAATGATAAACAAGACACTAGAAAAGATGATTCAAAAAGTTCAGCAGGACTTGAAAGATAAAAAGACTGCTCCGAACTTTAGAAAGAAATACAAGCAACATTCAAATATAAAACAATGAAGGAGAAACTAAAATGACATTAACACTTACACGACAAAAGGAAAATCTTGAAAATTATATCCGTAGCAAAGGAACTTCTACAACGGGTTTTAACTTATATCAAAATCAAGTTTTACTTGAAAAACAAATTATCGAAAGCTATGAAACAGCAGACCGTCCAAAAGAACTAGTTGATCTAGTAAACACCATTGAAACATTCACAGAGATAGGGACATATGAAGTAAATGATTTTGCTTCAGAAATTTTAGAAGAAGTTAGTTTAGAGCGAACGGATTTACCTAACCTAAACAAGAAAACAAATAAAGTAAAATACAATATACGAAGTTTTAGTGGCTACATTTATTTTTCACAAGAACAAATGGATGATAGAGAATACAATCTACATGAGTTTTTAGGTAAACGAATTATTAAACTTGAACGTAAAACAAAAAATAAGGAAATCGGAAAAATTCTTCAAACTGCAGAACATAAAACAGTCTCAAATATTGATGATCTTAAATCAGTGATTTCTCTTATTAGTCCTGAACGTAAAGTTTCAATGGTATTAACTCAGTCCCTATTTGATACATTGAGTAAAATCAAAGACAGCTCCGGGAATCACTTACTAAAAGCAAATAAAGCCACTGGAACAACTGAAACCTTCTACGTTGATGATTTTTTAATCGTAGACGATACAACTCTTGGAAACAAAGGGGATAAGTTAGCATTTATAGGGGATTTAGAAAACTTTGTTACATTATTCGACTTGAGAAAAAGCACTCTATATTGGGCATTTTCAAACAATGTATTTGCCCAAAAACTCACATTGCATACACGATTTGATGCGAAAAAAATAGAGGCAGACTGTGGTTACTTAGTTGCTTGGAATTAGAAACGGGGTAACACTATGAAAGTTGATTTATCAAAATATCCGCTTGAGGAACTTAAACCAAAATTTGAAGATATTGAGCGAAAAAGAGCTACATTTAGGAAATTTGAAAAGTCTATTCTAGAGAAAAAGGCCCGTTTACAAGGAGCCAAAAAAGTTACTTTGGATAACCTAGAAGATGCACTAAATAACAATACTGTAGCATCCTCTGAAGAAATTGAGATTTTAGACGAACAATTATCGCAGGTTTCAAAAGAATTCTACAATGAAGTTTATGATCTGCGAGCCCTAGTTCCTTGGTACATTCATTTTGAAACACGTAGACAAATTAGAAGTAATGGTATTGAGAAAAAATATCGCGAATTAATTCGAAATATTGTTTCAAACTTTGAAGAACTCAAAAACATTCAAGAACAAGTCCAGGAAACAAATGACAAGATTGCAAAAGAACTCTCTCAATCATATGATTTATCAGGATGTCGAACAGAAACCGAACTTTATAGAATAACTCCATTTTTTAGAACTCATCATGGAACAATTAACTTACCAATGGAACTACAAGAAGCTAGGGAATTCTTAAAAGCCAAATAATATTCAGATAGTGTTATTAGATACCTAGTAACACTATCTGTACTATTTTGATACATTTTGTTTATTGAGTTTAGCTATGTGAAAGCGAAACTCATTATAACTTTTCCTAATTGAGATTGTCACATTGAGAACTTGTCAAACTAAAAATAGATACGATATACAAAGCCAGTATAACCAAGACTTTTGCAGATTTCGTTACATTGACAGAATTTACAGTATGACAAACTCAAAGCCACAGAAATTAAGTTTAGGAGGTGATACAGATCCATGAGAAAACTTAGTAAGAGGGAATTGGAGTTTATTGACATAGATTTAGAAAGATATAGAACTATCAATAACAAAATCAATTCAAGGAGACAGGAGCTGATACACAACAAGAAATATGATTACAGAGACTCTATAATGGGACGAGGGAATAAACCCAGTAATCCTACCGAGAATACGATAATCAGAATTGAAGAAGATTTGACATTAAGAAATCTGGAGGCCTTCAAACTTCTTGTAGAAACCTTGATGACTAGATTGATTGATGTCGACTTAACAATATTCAAAATGAGGTTTCTCAAAGAAAATGCGACATGGGATGATGTAGCTGAAGAGTTAAATAAATCCAAGATCTATATCAATCGCCGAAGACAAATCATTGCTCAAGAGTTTGAAAAATTAAAAGGCTTTTGACCCTATCCACTTATTGATAGCTTCAAAATAACCAACATTGGCCAGCCTCATTGTCACTAATAGAGCTATGCAAAAATTTGAGATTTCTAAATTTTAGAATCTCAATCTGTAAATCAATAGTTTTGAATTTTTTAGTCAACATATTCCCCAAAACATCAAAAAGAGCTATCGTTCAAACACAATAGCTCTTTAGGGCTCCCAGGGGGGAGCATTCCCTTATATACTTCAGTTATATCACATTGAATTTTTATTGTCAATTCCAATGTAATCTCCCCCCCCACTTTTTGAAATATTCTTGAGCGTCCTGGGAACCGGTGAAGGGAACTTTTTCCAAGTCGGAGGCAGTCAGAGAAAAAGGGGGTAAAAACTTACTACTTTTCCAAAAAAGACCGATTTTATATCTTGTTAAAATATAATCATAAATCAAAACTATTTTTTACATGATTTGACAACCTTCTTAAGATTTGATAGCATAAATTTACTAACCTTAGACTTTAGATAAAAGACTAGGTGCAAAATCCCCAGTTGACACAAGCTGTCACGATAATACGATAACATCATATAGTTATCGTATTTTTATCTGCCAACAATCAAAAAAGCGTAGCTGATCACTACGCTAGTCCTGCCTGCTGAACTCGTAAAATTTTTAGGTTGTCAAACATTGATTTGATAACCTTTTTTCGTTGTGAAATTTGTTCACCTTTTTGTTCACCCTTGGAGGAGTTCTAAGGAAATCTAGCACAATACTATTTTTCAAAAAAACAGTAAAATCAATAGTTAGGGAGCCTTAGAGACATATAAAGAAAACTGTTACTTATAAAGCCATGTTTTGCCATT